CAAACAATAACTATATGAATCAATACGACATAGACCCCGAAGTAGAAAGAAAGTCAGCAGGACTAGGCTGTTTATTGTTAATAGTCAGTGGCATTGCGATAGTGTTCGTGATTAGCTTATTATTAAATTAAATGTTCGTCATGATAAAATGGATTTATAAGAAGTTGGATTTGTTTTGCTTCGAACACAAGACAAGAAAGAGATGCAAATTACATGATCAGAATATTTGTCCTAAATGTTGGAACAGATATGTTGATTGGGAAACAAATAAAAAACCCTCCAAATAAAAGCACTATGAAAATAGATAACAAATTCAATATAGGTCAAACGGTGTACCTAGTTACTGATATCGATCAAAACGAATGGATGGTTACTTCCATTACTGTTTCACCTAACGGAATACTTTACAACTGCTCATTCGGAACGATCAACGCAGGATGTTACGATATAGAACTATCAGCAAATAAGGATGTATTGAGAGTTTGCGGTATTGAAAAGGAATCAAATTAATTATTGTATATTAGCAGTCAACAAAAGTGAACCCATATGTTGTTTTTGTCTTGATACACTTTAATACTTTCGTTTCACTTTGTGGCCTCTGTTAATTCAGGGGCTTTTTTATTTCCCTCAAACTACAAATTCCTTTCAGATCGGTTAATTAAGTATGAAAGCAGAATTAAGTGTACCCAATGATTTAAACGAAATATCCCTAAAGCAATATCAGCACTATTTAAAGATTGCACCAGATATTGACGGGCTATTCCTGGAGCAAAAAACAATAGAGATATTCTGCCGGGTTGAACTATCTTCCGTCGTATTCATTAAGAAGAACTTCGTATCAAGCATTGTAAAGGATATCAATGCAATGTTCGAAGAACAGAAGCGACCATTCTATCAAACATTTACAATCAAAGATCAAGAGTTCGGATTCATACCTGACTTAGAAAATATGTCCTTTGGTGAGTTCGGAGACCTTGACGGGTACATAACCAATTGGGAAGACATGCACAAGGCAATGGCCGTGATGTATCGACCAATCGAAAAGAAGGACAAGGCAGGGAAGTACATAATTAAGGAATACATGGGCAGTGATGACTATTCAGAAATAATGAAGTATGCCCCACTTGGAGTTGTATTCGGGGCAATGGTTTTTTTTTGGCGTTTAGGGAACGAGTTATTAAAGGCAACCAAATCTTATTTGGTGGATCAGGTGGGGGAAATCCTCACAGCGAACGATCCCAATTCAATGCAAACTGGGGATGGTATCAGTCCATCTATGCTCTTGCTCAAGGAGATGTTAGACGATTCGACGACGTTACAAGGCTCCCAATATTTACCGCTCTTACCTTCTTAACATTTGAGAAGCAGAAACAAAAGGTTGAAAAGAAAGAAATGGAACGAAGCTTTAAACAACAGACATTATGAGTGCAACACTATATTACGACGTATTAAAAAGGCTTAAGGATCAATTACTATTGGATGACAATGTAAACACAGTAACGACCGGAGATATTACCGACATTGATTTACAGAAGAAAACAATTTTTCCTTTATCACATATCATGATTAACAACACTCCAGACGAAGGGAATGTGATCCGGGTTAATATAACAATATTCTACATGGACATAGTTGATATATCCAAGGATAAAGTAATCGATTTATTTAAAGGCAACGACAACCTTGAAGACGTGTTAAATACTCAACATGCAGTTATGACAAGAATGAACGCTTTAATGAGGCGAGGAAGTTTAAACACTCCCGACTTCAGTTTGGACGGCAACCCTTTTCCTGAAAGATTTGTAGATAGATTTGAAAACCTTCTTGCGGGATGGGCTTGCACATTTGAAGTACTTGTACGAAACGACATGACGATATGCTAGATCAGGAACAGCTCGAAGCTCAAATAACAGTATTCAGAGACTTTGTTATTCAACAATCAAGGTCAAGGCTCACCCGTGGCAAGAAGAACGCTACACGAGACCTTTATAATAGTTTGAGGGGTGATCTAGGGGTATCAAAGAATTCGTTCTTCTTGAACTTCTTTATGGAGGAATACGGGGAGTTCGTGGACCAAGGTGTACGAGGTAAGAATAATTCACACAAGGCACCGAACAGCCCTTTTAGATTTGGCACAGGAACAGGAACGAAGGGAGGTTTAACCAAAGGCATTAAGAAATGGATCAAGGTCAAGGGTATAAGAGGTCGTGATGCACAGGGTAGGTTTATAACAGATAAGTCTTTAGCGTTTCTTATTTCACGAAGCATCTACCGTAACGGAATTGAACAAAGCCTATTCTTTACCAAGCCATTCGAACAAGCATTTGCGAAGTTGCCCGATGAATTGATTGAGGCTTTTGCATTAGACATCGACGACTTTATAGAGTTCACATTAAAACCAATACCAAAAACATTACCACATGGCTAACACACCAATGTTCACGAGATCACCGCACATAATTAGTGTCACGAGTGATAACTTTGCTACTATAAAACTTGAACTGTTTATACATAGCGCTTTTGCTTCTATACCTTCACTACCTACAGAGACTTTAAGCAAGCCGATTCCAACCGTTGGGTTTTCTGCTGTTGAATTTAATATAAGCCCGTTTATACGGAGGTTCATTACACATCTAAGTTTTGGTGAGGTGTTTACAGGTGAAGATCCTGCGGACCTCGGTGAGTTCGCTTTTTGCACAACAAAGTCCTATATCAACGATGTGTTACAAACAACGCTTACATTCATATGTTTCGATGGATATGGGTATTTCGAAGATGGGAGAAATCCATTTCCTCTTGCTCCGTTCCTAACTGAAGGGTCATATGTTATAAACGAGACGGGAGGTACAGGAGCGGTGTATGTATTTAATGATCTAACTGGTCCGGTATGGAACGCTAAGTATACAGGATTAAAGACAGGAACTATAATAAACCAGACTTTAACAAATGAATTAGGAAGAGTTCCTTATGTACCAACGTCGCTAGTAAACGAAGGCGCAAAGCTTGAGATAACAAAAGACGCTGTTGTACAAAAGACATACATATTTAATTCGGAATGTGAATCAAAGTACGAGGTGTTTAAATGTGACTTCGTTAATCGATTTGGCATGTGGCAGCGACTAACGTTCTTCAAAGTAAATAGGGTTGAGATTACGACGAAAGCAGAGAACTTCAACCTAATGCCCGATGACAGTGACTACAACATTCTACAAGATGTTGACCAAACATTCAACACTAATGGACGAGAATCAATAAGACTGAACACCGGGTTTGTACCTGAAGATTATGGCGAAGTAATAAAAGAACTAGCACTGTCTGAAAAGATAATGATTAACGATAGACCGGTAAAATTAAGAAGGAGGAACTTCGAGTTGTTTACACACATCAACAATCATAACATCAACTATGAAGTACAGTTCGAGTATACGCATGATTTAATTAATAATATCATATAATGAAAAGAGTTGTTCACGTACACATTGGAGGCTTAAATATTCTTGGTAAACTCGATTTCTTTGACGACGAAGAAATAGTTGTTGATTCATCTATTAAGAAGGTTCAGGATATTGACAAGGTGTTTACCGATGTATCAATAACGTGGACTGTACCAGGTTCCGAGAATAACAACAGGATATTCTCACACTTCTATAACTCAGATGTTGACGGAGGGTTCCAGGCTAATACACGAGTTGATGCACGTATTGAAATTGATCTAGTAGTATTCAGAATAGGCAAACTACAATTAGAGTCTGCAGTAGTAAAGGATAATCAAATACAAAACTACAAGGTTACATTTTACGGAGAAACAGCAAGCCTAAAAGATCTATTCGGAGATGATAAGTTAAGGGACTTGGACTATACATCATTAGACCATCCGAACACAGGACCAGAAATACAAAGCCGTATTACAAGCACTGCCGACATAGATGTGCGATACCCAACAATAACTTCGCTTAGACGCTGGGAGCATGGGACAGCAACTGCGCTAGATATAAACACTACTGGTGGAGCTATGAGGTTTGACGAATTATTCCCCGCCATTAAGGCCGCGAAGATATTCGAATTTATGGAAACCAAATACTCAATAACATTTACGGGTTTATTCTTAAGCAACAAGAAGTTTACCAATCTATTTACTTGGTGGAAGAACAGAGAGGCTCCAGACTTCTCAACGGCTGCAAAAGATTTAGAATTCGGTGTAGGGAACCCAGTAACCAACCCGGTTAGAGATAGTGTTGTACATGTTGATTATAGAGATGTTGCGATACTCAACTCACAACAGCCAGCAGGGTTTCATGTTGTCGGGTCACAATCACACACAACAAAAGTTTATATCACTGCTCCATTGCCATCAACGGTATACTTTTTAGATGTGTATCTTGACGGGATTTATAATACCACACATAATGGCGTTGGTACTAGTTTGTTTTTAATAGCTGATACCAATAATGGTGTTGGTCTATCGAGAGATTACACATTTAAGATAAGAAGTAACGGAGCAAATACATTTGGCGGGGATGTTACTTATCAGTTTCACTATGTACGGGCCGCCGACTTTCCAGGAACCTCGATTACTTTCATCAACGAAACCCTTATAAGCGAGCCGATAACTTCTGTATCAACAGCTATAACTACCGACTTCTCGTTGTCTGCACCAGACATAAAGATTGTGGACTACTTCAATGGCATTTTGAAGATGTTTCATTTAACTATCACACCAACTGATACTACAACCTTTCAACTTGAACCGGTTGATGATTGGTATAAGAAAGGTGACAGCGTGAATATCACACCGTTTGTTGATACTGATACGATCGGTTATTCAAGAGTTAAACTGTTTAACAAGATTAATTTCGGATGGCAAAAAAGCAAGTCAGAATTCAACGAAGAGTTCGAGGGTGTTTCGAATAGACAATGGGGATCACTATCTCAGTTGTTCACTTACGATGGAGGTGTGTTTGATATTACATTACCATTTGAGAACTTTAGATTCGTAAAGATAGGTGACCAAGTACATGCGGGGTTCTCTATCGACATTGACGGAAAGCCATTCATACCAAAACCTGTAATGTTGTATTTACATGAGAGTGATAGTACAACGTTTAAGTTTTTCGACGGGTCCGTTACAAACGACATTACAAGTTATGTGCCATTAGGGCAAGACGTAGAGTTCAATAGCAGTACACTCTCTATGAACTGGGGAAACGAAACAAGTACCTTGCTTGATGTTCCTGTGCCAAATTCATTATACAAAACATATTATGATACATACTTTCTTAATCTGTACAATCCTAAAACGAGATTAGTCACACTTGATTGTCAATTACCAAACAGCATAGTGACGGGGCTAGAATTAAACGATGAGATAATTGTCAGAGACAAGTCGTATCGTATCAATAACATGAAGTCTAATTTAGTTACAGGACTTGTAAAGTTTCAGTTGATAAACAACTTCACAAGCACACCATGCCCTATTACTGAAGCTACTTTTTTAAGTGATGCGGGAACAACAATTATACGATCTGTGTTAATGATTAACAACCATACTGCAAACGTTAGCATACTGGACGGAGCCCCATTCATTAGTGTTGTACCAACGTTGCCAGCCACATTCACAGTCGACACCGATTTAACGATCACGGTTCCAGCGAACGCAACAGGTCTTCAGAGGTCCAATACAATAGTGGTGGATTATGTGAATTCTTCGGGAGTTGTTATATGCACCGATTCAATCGTGATAACACAAGATCCAGTAATAGACTTTATAATAACCCAGGACAACATTAAGATAATAACCCAAGGGTTTGATAATCTAATCACTCAATAAAATAAAAGAGATGACCAAGGAAGAATTCAGAAATTATAACGAGAAAGTTTATCACGTAGAGTGCAACTTTCCAGATATTTCAAAGTCATGGGGCAGATGGTCAGGTTATAGAAAAGGTATGCAAGCATTAAATGCTATAAGAAATCTCAGAAAAGACATCCCTCACATAAGATGGAGAATAAGAATAGTTAAACCAATTACTAAATAACTTTCAATAACATGATACAGCAGATACTAGACTTATTACAGATAGATGATTTTTACGGTAAGTCCGAACTAATCGATATAGCGAAGGGCAAGTTTAAAATGCCAATGTCATACAAGGAAAAGAAAGAACAAGTTAAACGCAAGAAAGCATGGCAATTAAAAGAACAGTAGAATTAGTAGTCGATAGTAGCGGAGCAGTAAAAGGCACGGATGCCTTAGACGATTCAATGACTAATTTGAACGCTACGTTCGAAGATGTTAATGGTGAAGTACAAACGGTTAGTGACAGGATAAGTCAATTAGAAGACCGTATGTTCTCATTGGCTGACCAGGGCAAAACAAACACCAAGGAATTCGAAGACCTCGCCAAAGAAGCTGGACGACTCAAAACAGTAGTAGAGGAAACGGACAAGGTTATCGATAGCTTGACTGGTACTTTCTCTCAAAAGTTTGGTAAAGCGATCACAGGAGTTACAGGTGCTTTCGAGATAGGAACCGGTGTAATGGGTGCTTTCGGTACTGAATCTGAAAACGTTCAGAAGTTATTGTTGCGTGTTCAATCTGCCATGGCTATCGCTGACGGGATCGAACGAATCAAAGAAGCTCAGGGCGTATTCGGTGGCCTTACAAGGGCAATTCTTAAAACCAGAGTTGGACAAATAGCGTTGAACGTGGCACAAGCGGCCGGGGCTATAGGTATGAAGATATTGAATGCTGTCATGAATGCAAACCCCGTCTTCTTAATAATAGCAGGGATCACGGCATTGGTTGGTGCATTGGCATTCTTTTTTAGTGCAACTGAAAAGGCTGAAAAGGTAAACGAGAAACTTAATAAAAGTCATGAAAGACAGATAACACTAATCAATAGAATAACTGCACTCAATACAAAACAAGCTCAGCAAAGACTAGAACTACTTCAGGCACAGTCAGCCAGTGAAGATGAATTACACCAACAAAGATTACAAATTCTTTTAACAGAGGAGGCTGCTAGAAAAGTAAATCTAAAAGTTGAGTTGAAATTAATAGCCGATAAAAGGAAAGTTTTAAAGCAAGCAATAAAAGAAGGTGACAAAGAGATCATAAAAAGTATCAAAGAAGAACTTGAGGGTAGTAGAAATAGATATAGAGATCTCATAACTCAAAACGGAGACTTCAAACAAGCCATTCAACTTGAGAACCTGGAGTTCGCGAAAATACAAGATGAAGCTAGACAAAAGGAAATAGATGACGAACAATCATCATTCGACGAACGATTAGAAAAGTTCAAAGCCTTTCAACAAAACAGGGTTGACGCTACACGTAGGATCGAAGACTTAAACCTAGCACTTTTAGAGGAAGGACTAGAAAAGGAGCTTGCAGTCAATAAACGTAATTTTGACAGGATCATCGAAGCGACAAAAAGGGATGAAAAATTAAACCAAGAAGAGAAAACAAAGATTATAGAAGCCAATAACAAACTTCGTCAAGAAAAAGAACTTGCATTAATACAGTCCAATACACAAAAACTTCGAGACGTTGAAGATCAAGAGTTCCAGGAGCAGATGGTCCGTGAAGACGAACAGTTCGCGTTGATGGAAGAACTAAGATCAACCGAACGAGAAAAAGAGATTGCTGCAATTGTATCTGACTTTGAAACTAAGTTCGAATTATCCCAAGGCAATGCAGAACTTGAACTTGAACTTCACGAAGCTCAAAAGGTAGCCATCAAGGAAATAGATGATAGATTCGAGCAAGAAGCAGCGGCTAAAGAAGCCGAAGAAGCGGAAAAGTCAAAGGCACTACAACAAAGTGTCGTATCGGCACGTGTCGAGATTGCTAAAAGTGGATTTACATTATTGTCAGATTTAGCGACATTGTTTACAGGTAAAAACGAACGAGCCCAAAAAAGAGCATTTCAGATCAACAAGGCTGCCGGTATAGCAACGGCAACTATAGATACTGTCACATCGGCTCAAGCTGCGTACAGATCACAATTATCTGTACCAACTCCAGACGCTCCGATACGTGCTGGATTAGCTGCTGCATTCGCGGCTGCTCAAGGTGCGATAAGAATAGCGGCCATAGCCCGAACTAAATTCGGTAGCGCTTCATCGGTACCAACTGGAGGCGGTGGAGGTGGACCAAGTATAGGACAGCCATCGGGTGAACCTTCAGAGCCATCATTTAGTGTTGTGGGGGCTAATCTTCCTAATCAACTTGCAGAGAGCTTATCGCAACAGCCACCTATTGAAGTACAGGTAGTTGCCGGGAAAGTTACGACTGCACAAGCTCTTGAACGTAACAAAATAGAAAATGCCTCTTTGGGCTAAGGGCTACAAACCGCAACACTAGGTTAAATAAATAAGTTAAATAAATAGTATGGCAGAATTACAAGATATAGAAATGATAATTTCTACAGATGATACCAAAGGAGTATTTGCGATATCATTAGTCGAGAAACCAGCAATTGAAGAAGATTTCATTGCTCTAAGTTCACACAGCAATTACGGTATCGATTTAAAGATCGCAGACAAAAAGCGTGGCGTTGTAGTTGGGCTAGCACTTGTTCCGGACAAAAGGATCTTTAGAGAAATGAAAGGACAGAAGTTTAACATCTTCTTTTCAAAATCAACCATTGCGAAGTCAGCGGAAATGTTCATGAAGAAGTTGCACCTGGCAGATGTAACAGAAGAACATGCGGTTGACGTTGATGGACCGTTTGTATTTGAATCGTGGATAGTTGAAGATACTAAAAATGACAAGTCTAACATCTTTAACCTAAACGCTCCAGAAGGAAGCTGGGTTATCATGATGAAAATTAACAATGGTGAACTATTAGAAAAGATAGACAACGGAACGCTTAAAGGATTCTCAATTGAGGGTGGGTTTGACGGACTCGAAAAACTTGAACAGTCAGCAGTTGAACTAACCGACGACCAGAAAGTAAAGGAACTCCAAGACATCGTATCGGATGATAATTTATCAGAGAAGGGCAAGATTGAACAACTAAAAAAGAAGTTGAATGAGCAAGAGTAAGAAGTCAAAAAAGACACCTGGTAAAGCGAGCCCGACTAGCGGTACAAGTTGTATCTGTGAAGACGAAACATACTCAGTAGATTGCTGTGATGGATCGTTACAGGCTCAAGGAATAGGAGCGCTTACAGGGCAGGGTATTTCTAACGTAACAAACATATCCACAGTACGAATTCTATAATGAAACAGCAACAGTAATTTTTAAAATAAAGTTATATAATTATGAGTAAAGAAAAAACAACAGCAAAATCAATTCTAGATAAAGTCATAGTTGCTTTAGGATTAGAAAAGGAGCCGTTTAAACTTTCGCAAATCAAGGCAGAAGGAAAAATCGAGCTAGCACAAGTTAAGACCGACAAGGGCGTTGTCTTAGAGGCTGAAGTATTCGAAGCTGGTCAATCAGTAGGCATTGTACAGGAAGAAGGTATTGTAGCTTTACCAGTTGGAGACTACACACTTGAAGACGGTAGCGTATTGGTAGTTCGTGAAGAAGGTATCATTGCAGAAATCAAAGCAGCCGGTGAAACTGAAGCAGCAACCGACGAAGACAAAGAGTTAACCGATAAAGTTAAAAAGGTGGTTGAGTCAGTAAGCAAAGAGACATTCTTTTCTAAACAAGACGGTGAGTCGTTACTTGAAGCAGTAACCAAATTAACTGAACACATCGAGGCATCTATTAAAAACGGTGAAGAGACAGAAACCACTGAAAGTGTTGAATTATCGAAGCCTCCTAAGTCAATCAAACCAAACCCTGAGCAAAAAGAAAGAAAAGTAATTAATTACACGAATGGAGAAACGTCAAACACACGAATCGAAAACATCCTTCGTAAATAACAATTAAAAAAGAAAAAAGATGAGCATATCAAACGATGTACAAAGAGATAGATTCTCTTCAACACCATTAACAGCAGACACTACACTAACTGTTGCAGATTCAGGGGAAGTTATTTTCCTTGACGCAGTAGGTGAAGCGATTACACTTCCAGCGGTAGCAGATGCGGCAAACGTAAAATTCAAATTTATAGTTGCAGCGGCGGTAATTACTTCAGCATGGACTATCGTAGCAGATGCGGCAAAGGTTTTCGGTAGCGTAACAGAGGCGGGTCTTGTTCAATTAGCTTCAGCGGAAACCACACTAACTATTGTACATACAAAATCTATCGAAGGGGATTGGATTACTTTAGAAAGCGATGGTACCAACTGGTATCTAGCAGGTCAATTTTCAGTAGCAGCTAGCTTCACAACAGCATAATAATAATCATTAAAACAAAAAATTAGTTATGGCAACTACAAACAATATCACAACAACTTTTGCAGGGGAGGCAGCTAGGGACTATCTAACAGCAGCACTTTTGACAGGTAACACACTTGCAAACAACTTAATTACGATTAAACCCAATATTAAGTTCAAACATGCTTTACGAAGAGCAGATTCAACAGCAGGAATTGCGGACGCATCATGTGACTTCAGTGCAACTGGAACAGTAACTTTAGACGAGAGATCATTGGAGCCAAAAGAACTCCAGGTAAACAAACAATTCTGTAAAGATGACTTTCAAAGTGATTGGGACGCAATGAGCATGGGTATTTCTGCTCACGATAAATTGCCGCCTAACTTTCAATCGTTCATTATTGAACACCACGTTAAACTGGTATCGAGACAAACAGAGATTGATATTTGGCAAGGTACTGCAACGGCTGGTTCATTTATTGGCCTTGAAACAAGAATGTTAACGGAAGCAGATCAACCAACAGCACAAGAGGTTACAGGAACAGGTCTTACAGCAGCAAACATTATCGCGGAAATGCGTAAAGTGGTTGATGCAACGCCTACTAGATTGAAATCATTGGATGACTTCAGGATTTATATCCCAGTTAGCGCGAAGACTTTTTATATCCAAGCATTAGGGGGATTCGGAGCTTCAGGACTAGGAGCTAATGGTATTCAAGGGAACGGATCAATGTGGTTCCAGAACGGACCTTTAACTATTGACGGTTTCCAAATTGAGGTGGCGCACGGGATGAGCGACGACGTAATGATCGCAGGTCCTAAGTCTAACTTCTTCTTCGGAACTGGTTTAATGAACGATCAGAATATGGTTAAGATTTTAGATATGGCAGACATCGATCTTTCTCAAAATGTTCGTTTAGGCATGCGCTATACAGCAGCTACACAAATTGCATTTGGTGGTGACGTAATCACTTACGGTATTGTAAACGGTTCTAACTAAAATTAGAGTAAATAACTAATAGAGGGGGATAGGGTTCGACTCCATCCCCTTTTTTTATAAACAATTAAAAATAGAAAAAATGGCATGTGATATAAGCAAAGGGCGCGCGGAGGTATGTAAGGATAGTATTGGTGGATTAAGAAATATTTATTTCGTGAACTTCGACCCTACAATTACATACACCTTTGACGCGATCAATACGGACGCTATTGAAGCGGTTTCAGGGACGCCGACTTTACATAAATACGAATTGAAAAGTGATGACTCAACGTTCATTCAAACAACCAACAGTGACCGAAACGCGGGTACATCCTTCGAGTCCCAAGAATTGGCTATTACGTTAAAGAAACTGACTGTTGAGTCTCATAGGGAAATCAAGCTTTTGATCTTTGGAAGAACAAATGTTGTTATTGAAGACAATAACAGTAATTTCTTCTTAATGGGTATCGATTTTGGGGCTGAAGTAACAGGAGGTACAACTGTCACCGGTGGAGCTAAAGGCGACTTGAGCGGTTACACGTTAACTCTGGTGGCAGAGGAAAAGACAAAAGCTAACTTTTTTGAAGCAACTACAGAAGCAGGATTATTGAGTGCCGGGTACGGAAGTGTAGTAACCGGATAGTAAATGGTGTCTATAATAAACGAAGCCCGTCCTAATAAGATGGGCTTTTTCGTTAACAAAAAAAAATGAGATCGGTTACTTAAATATGATCGTACTAAAGGAACAAGGAGCGTCACAAGAATTCAAAATCATCCCAAGGGAATTAGTTGCGACAACTATGAATATTTTGGATGAGGCTCAAGGTACAGATGTAGACATCCTTATTACGCCTTCAGTGGATCGGTATTATTTGGTCATTGATGCAATAGTTACTTTGATTCAGGACAGACACTACATTTTGAAGGTATTTAACGGTTCTGTTGAAGTATATAGGGATAGAATCTTTTGTACTAACCAAGTTGTTCCTGATTACTCAGTAAATGACGGAGAATACAAAGAAAACCCTTCAAACAACGACTTTATTATCATTTAACAGTATATGAGCGAAGAAAACATAAATACCAACTTTGACCCCATAGTTTTACAGTTAGGAATGACTGAACAACCAATTGTTACGGAGCCAACGAACACAACTGATAAATGGGTCGCATTTGGAGAGAATAACGACTACTACGATCATATTATCGGAAGGTATCGGAACTCAACAACGAACAACGCTGTAATAAACAACATTAGCCGCCTTATTTATGGCAAAGGGTTGGATGCTATCGATGCATCAATGAAACCCGGTCAGTTCGCAGCTATGAAGATGTTGTTCCCTTCTGAAGTAGTTCGAAAGGTGTCTATTGAATTAAAAATGCTTGGGCAATGTGCTTTTCAGGTACATTATAACGATTCACACACTCAAGTCATAAAGGTAGATCATTTCCCTGTTCATTTGTTACGTGCTGAGAAGGTAAACGACGACGGGGACATTGTTGCATATTGGTGGTCGAGTGATTGGAGTAATCTCCGTGATTTTCCAGCTAAAAGAATACCATCGTTCGGAACTTCAAAAGAAGCAGTCGAAATATGCTTTATACGCCCTTATTCAGTGGGTATGGTGTACTACAGTACTGTTGACTACCAAGGTAGTTTACCGTATGCAGTATTAGAAGAAGAAATATCAGATTATCTAATAAACGATGTACAAAATGGGTTTTCCGGTACCACTGTAGTGAACTTTCCAGGTGTTCCAAGCGAAGAACGCAGGGAAATCACGAAAGCACAAGTTATTAATAAGTTAACGGGCGCGAAAGGCGAGAAGGTAATAGTTGGATTCAACGCCGACGGTGACAAGAAGACCACAGTCGAGAAAGTACCTTTAGATAACGCACCAGACCATTACAATATGCTTTCTACAGAAGCGAAGGCCAAAATACTAAACGGACATAACGTAGTATCGCCCATGATTGTAGGGATAGAGAAGGAATCAAGCGGATTCGGTGATAATGGAGCAGAACTAAGAACAGCAAGCAGTTATTTCTACAATACTGTTGTAGTTCCATTCCAAGACTTACTTATTGACGGTATTGATAAGATATTAGCTGTTAACGGGATCATGTTGGACCTATTCTTTAGAAGATTGGACTTATTGGAAGATTTAGAGGCGAAACGACAACAAAAAGAAGAGACCACACTTAAGTTCGAACGACACGAACACATGCATACGTTACTTGATGAGTTTGGCGAAGAAGAAGACCCTGAGGAATGGGTGTTAGTAGATGAAAGGGAGGTTGATTACGACGATGAAGATAGACTTAACGATGAAGTTAGTTTGTGGGACCTCGGGTTAACACCTGGAAACAAGTTAATCTATAAACTTAAAGTGTTGCTAGCAAGCACAGGGATAGCTCGTGGTAACGCACGAAGCACTCAAGATGCAAAGATAGGTGACTCATTCTTTAAAGTACGATACCAGTATGACGGATCTGGTTCTCCGGATAGAGAGTTTTGCAAACTTATGATGAGTGCAAAGAAGATTTACCGCAAAGAAGATGTAATTCGAATGGGTGCCGTTGCTGTTAACCCTGGATTTGGCGAAGATGGCTCAGATACTTATTCAATTTGGCTTTATAAAGGTGGTGCAAGGTGCGAACACAAGTGGAAGCGCAAAACATACATGAGTAAAACACGCTCCATTGATGTAAACAGCCCTTTAGCACCCACAATAAGCACGAATAGGGCAGAATCCTTCGGTTATCGAGTAAGAAACGACAGAAGAGTAGCTATGAAGCCTACAGACATGCCAATGAAAGGATTCTCACCACGTAATACTAACAAACCAAGTGACGCACAATAACTAAGATATGGCAGAATCATTATTAATAACAACAGCTGATATAGTTAAGTTCACATCGATGAATGGAGGTGTTGACGTTGATAAGTTTGTACAATATGCTAAAATAGCTCAGGATGTACATATTCAAAATTATTTAGGGACTAAGCTATTTAGAAAGATTCAAGATGATATAGAAGCTGATACTTTAATCGATCCATACTTGGCTTTGGTCACTGATTTCGTTAAACCAATGTTGATACACTGGACAATGGTAGAGTACTTACCGTATGCACCGTACACAATTGCCAACGGGGGGGTATTTCTGCACAGTTCAGAAAATAGTGAAGGTATAACAAGGGGTGCGCTTTCGGACCTGTTAGAGGCGCAAAGAAACACCGCACAAGGATATACACAAAGGTTCCTGGACTTTATTTGTGCTAATCAATCGGACTTTCCGGAATACAGCACGAATACAAGTGGTGATATGTTCCCGGATAGAAACACGAACTTCACTGGCTGGGAATTATGAACAAGAAAAAGAACTATAAGCCTAAACAGGCCAATATTAAGAAACTGAAACTATTTCTAAAGAAATACAACGATGGCAGAGATAAAAGTAATTGATTTACCGGCAGCCGGAGCCCTAACGGGAGCCGAAGTCATGTTAGTTGAGCAAGGGTCCACAACTTCAAGGTCTACTGCTCAGGCTATCGCGGATTTAAACCCAGAGAAACACCTCGGTACAGACGATTTAACAATTGATCAGTCTTTGGCAACGAGATTCTTAAGAACAGGGGGAAATCTAGTTGGGGATGTTTTTTCAATTCAAACACTTGCAGGCACTAAAATAATTGACTTCAGAGGTGACAACACCATAACACTTCCCACTGGTTTTTTAGGAATAGGTACTACAAGTATAGGCCCGGGTTTTGGAGGGCATAGATTAGTAATTGCAAACACCGCAAGCGGGTCCGGATTACTTGTACAACAATCAGGAGCAAATGGCGAAGGTGTTTCAGTAACATTGACAGCTACAGGAGGCAGTACTGTTACCGGATTTGAGTGTACAAGTAGCAATGCGACTACAGTAACTAAATTAGGTTCAAGATATGATATTACAGGTTCAAGTACTGCTAATTTTGCTATAGATATTGTGAACGGTGATGTCAGAACTGGCACTGGTACAACTAACTTTGACATTGGGGGTGACTTAGCAACCGACACGATCAACTTCGAGAATGCTTCGGGAACTAATATAATGACAATTCAAGGTGATGGAGATATTAATGCTTTTGATGCGGCGGCAGCTAATTATGTCAACTTTGATCATTCGACAGGGATATTAAAAACTACAGCAAGTGAGGTTGGGAATATTGGTACAGCGGTACAATATGCGTTTAACGTTTTCTCGCGTCTATCTTCATCATCGGGAGTAGCGAGAATGCATAATAGCTCTGGAGGTGTTATATTTGATATGAGGCAGGCATCAGGTCATGGCACTTTAGCCCTGAAAGATTCATCAGGAGTTACACAAGCATTCATAAACACACAAGCCGGAACAATAGAGACAAGTATAAAGTTTATAGTTAATTCATTATCAGGAATAACAGAAGTTGTAGCTTTTGGCGGTGGATCAACCGGAGAAGTTGCAACACTAACAATTACAGGGGGAATAATAACAGCACGTACATTAGTACCATAAACAATAACGAAATGAAACTAGAAACAACAATAGACGTAACATATAATGTTAAAGGAACAATCAAGAAGCAAGAAACAGGTAAGCTAGTATTACGTATAACAAACACTTCATGGATGGATGATTTCGATAAAGTAGGTGTTAATTATAAATACTTAAGACCTGACGAAACATTGGTTAGTACAGGATCATTCACTGCTACAAATGGAGACATCAACGCGATCTATGATGCAATAAAGGGAAGTATACCAGAAGGTTTAAATCAAACGGAACACACAAAGTATAAATTCTACTTAGCTGCACAAATTGAAATGTCTACATCTTTGGAAATACAAGTTTCTGAAATTACACTAGATCCAGAATCGCAACAATAAAATTTTAATCGAGTTATATAAATAACAATTAACACTAAGAAAAATGGCAATTACAAATAACGGAACAGAGAATAAATTACCTGCTCAACAGGTTCCAACAGGGTATACACGACCAACTATTACTACGTTTGATATAGTAGGGGAGTATCAAAAAACTTTAACGCTTTCAGTATTAAAAGTTACTGTTGATGACGCTACAGAGGCTACTACGATGACCAACATCTTCGACGATGCAGTTATCGGCCTGGACAAGCAAGTTGCGGATCTCGTTACAGCGGAATACGACGCAACGGCAACAGTCAATTCATTCGCTCAACTTGTAGCAATGACAGACAACATAGTTGTTGAAGGTCCTAACTTCCTAACAGACGCAGCAACGAGCTATGTGTGTACAGTAAGATTATTCGTTCAAATAGTATAAGATCATGGCATTAAAAGCATTTACAAACAACAACTCCGTCGAACTTGACGATGGATCAGGAAACATCATATATATTCCTAAAACATCTTTTGATTTCAACGCAGACGGAGGAGGACAGTATACCCTTTTCAATAATCACAAGAAAGAGGAAAGTAGATCCGCAGCATTTGGAGATATTACAGATTCAGGAGGAACGCCGATTGGAACAGAAGCACAAGTAATAACCTTACTAACGGGTTTTAGCCCGGCCGGGGGAAGCAGTCCGGCGGAATATGCAGAGTTTCACTTAACAACGACACCTGAAGTTGTTGCTTTGAATGATGACGGTGTAACTTATACCAAAATACCCAATATGGTTCTTCCTATAGGGAATGGTTTTTCTGTAACTACAGGGACATTGAAATATGAGGGGACAGGAGGTACATTTTTAATTAATGGCGTATCAGATTTAGAAGTAAACAAAGCTACCGGAATATGTTATGCATTGTTCGTTAATGGTTCAGAGGTTCCCGGTGAAGTAACTCCACATGGGTTTACTAATCAGTCTAAGATTGAGAATATTTCCATTACCGCAATAGGTGTTTTAGCTACAAATGATCTTATAGAAATTAGAGCAAGAACAGACGCTTCAGCTATGACTGTGACGATTACAGTTGCAAAACTAGATGTAACATTCTTCCAGGTAGCTTAATAATAAAGTTCATTATATTTATAAAAAATATAAGATATGAAAATTGAAAGAAATGATCTAGTAACATTTTATGAAGGGCTACACAACCTCTCTAATCTATGTGGGATTGCTTTTATTAACGCTATAAGCCATAACAAACGTAAACTTAAGGCTGAATATAAGACTATCCAAGAAGTACGCTCAGAAGGTTTAAAGAAGTACAACAAAGACCGAATTGAATTGGCTGAGTCTCATTCAGAGAAGAACGAAGAAGGGGGACCAGTACTTATTTATAAAGAAAACCAAGAGACCTATAAGATAATTGACAACAATTTGTTCAATGCTGATTTAGCTAAACTTCAAAGCGATCATAAGGAGTCATTCGATGAATTGAATGATTATATGAAGGAAGAAATTGATATTGATGTTTACATGGTCAAATTGGACAAGGTAGACGAAGGAATAACAGAAGGTCAATACGATGTTATTTACATCATGATTGATGATTCAGAAACAAAATAAAAATAAAATAAATGGCAACAAGAACGGCAACGATTACATCGTCAATTGAAGAACCAAACGGAGAAACAACAACGGTATCAATAACAAGAGACTACGACGATTCAGATGATTTCAAGTGGGAAGATATAGATTTTGAGTATATTTCAGAATCTAACCCAGGTGGTCCAGTAATGAGACCAAAGAAACCAAGATAAAATGAGTAGTGCGACAGAGAAGATTACAGCGTTAATAACACTAGCTTTACTAATGATTAACATTGTACCACCTTTGTTTAGAGATAATGAACTGTACTTTGATAACGCATACAATACGGTGCTTTATTTTTCTCTGTCGTTTGTAGCTATAGCTTTACCTTGGATAACTAAAATGTATAGAATTGTCAAAATACTTTGTTTAGCTGTTGGTGGATGGTTTACTTCCGCATTAGCATTTGAAGTGTTTAATTGGTTCGTTCCGGACGTTGTTTTTAACACTATGGCCGACGACTTTTTATACTTGCAATGGGTAATATGTTTTGTTATAGCTATTTCATTTATTATAACACATGAAGTATGGATCAAGCAGAAGAGATAAGACAACTAATTGAGAGCGCTAAGAGCGGTTATTGGTACCCGATAGTATTAATGGCTTCGGTATTTTCTATCATCGTAGCATTGCTGTTAGTTATATGGAACCAAATGATTAGGAACAACAATACTCGACACAAGAAAACGGAAGACATATTAGAGGAGACAATGAAAAATCAACAACAAATAGCGATTATTGTTAACCGTCACGATGTAGAGATTGAACACCTGAAGAAGTCCACTCAGTGAAACTATGGAACTACATAAAGAAATTAATCGAAAGCGATTCTCAAGAGTCCTCAAAGCGTTTTATCGCATTGTTTATCGTTATACTAATAACCTACACAGTAATACGATTTACAAACACTAAGAACTATATAGACGTACTTGTGATCCTTCGTAATTTCGTGTTGGCACTTGCCGGAGTTGGTGCAGCTATATCGATGTTTAAAAAGAAGTAGTATGTATTATAGATCAGAACATATTGTTGCAATGGCGAGAATGGCTGAAGGTTTCGTCGAGATCCCGAAAGGCTATTGGTTAGCTCCTATTCGAACGAACTTAAAGGATCAGAAACCAAACGAATTCAATGACGTAGTACACTTGATGCACGGTGAAAAGAAAGTCATGTCGACAACTTGTACCACCGTACCAGGATTACCAGCATTGAAAGGAGGGTATAAGAAGTACAACTCTAAGGGTGCTGCGGTTGTTTGTGCTAATGTATGGATGTATGATTCGTTTCAATATGGATTACACCGGGGACGAATGAAAGCACTTCGAGCAGTTAAAGCTATATTTACCACACGTGACGGTAATCTAAACAACAAAGCTGAAGAATACGGAAACCGTCAATTAGGAATGTGGGCTACGAACTTCCATGCATCTACATACAAGTACCTCGATAAGCTGGTTCGTAAATGGATCGGACATTGGTCCTATGGGTGTATCGTTTGTAACAACAGGCAAGAGTATAATAAGATTATCGAGACAGTGGGAAAAGATCCTATTAGCATGGTAATCATTCCAGAATTCAGTGTGTAATGAAAGAACTAATTACAGCAAAGAGTGTATTCGTCGTTTTAATAACGATTTACTGCGTCTCAGTAACAGAACGTAGACTTAACGTAGAATATAACCATTCAGAAGAGATCGTGCAGCACGAACGAGATAAAGCGACAATGCAGGATAACATTAATAGTCTAACCAATAAAATATACAAGTATGAAATTGACAGGATTAAAAAGAATGCTAGCGTTGATACTATGTCTAACGATGGCCTCGATAGTGAATGGTCAGACATCCACAGATAGTGTAACGATAACACGTAAAGCTCAACGTAGCTGCATTAAGTGGTATTACGATAGCAAGTTTAAGGACTCGGTTATCGTGTATAAGGATTCGATTATACTTACTCAGTCACAGTTTATAGAGTTGTCCGATCAACGAATACACCGTATGAACGACGAAATAAACGAAGCACGGGAAGAGTCTGTAAAGGATAGGAAACGATTGAAACGAACAAGAATCATTGCATGGGGAGCGGGTATATTGGCAGGGGTTCTCACATTGTCATTATTTATTTAAGAAATATTTGTATCTTCGCTTACCGACCGTTCTGGTTGGGATGTAGTTTTTAAGTTAGGTACTAAGGGGAGGTTTCATGATCTCCCTTTTTTAATACTATTTGGTTTATATTAAAATATATTAGTATATTGCGGTCATAACTTAAAAATATACATTATGGAATTCAAAGGAACAGAAGGAGAATGGAAAGACCAGTACGGAATATCGGGTATTCTGATATTAGACCTCGATAATAATTTAGTAGCAAAGGTTTATAATGAAGAAGACGCAAAGCTAATTATAGCAGCACAAGACTTGTTAGAGGCTTTACAGGAATTGGTTGCAGATGTAGACGGAAACACACTCGACGACGCCCAATTCAACGCAATGGAAAAAGCAAAAACAGCAATCAATAAATCACTAAACCAATAGTCATGAAAGGATTAAATTCACGCGTAGTACTAACCTATTCTAAAATGGAAGGTAAAGGAAACGAAACCTGGTTCAACATAACATCTGACCACGGATTGTATATAGAGGAACAAAGTATCGGTGTCGTTTACCACGAAGACGAACAAGCAGCCGAATCAATTGCCAACCACATAATATGTATTCCACAAATGGTCGTAGCTATAGAGGCTTATAACAAGCTGAAGAATGCTGGGATATTGGAGCCGTCAGAATTCGAAACGATGTCAACGGATCTACAGGAGAAAATGAAAGCAGCATATACAAAGTTGTACGGTGAGTAACACAGTTAAACAACATACCGAGGACCAGATTAGACATGACTTGTTAGATGGTCGATTAGCGACGAAGCAGATAGCACTAAAGTACGATGTTACGATGTATACTGTTAATCGTTTGATGAGTGACATCTGTCATAATGTTTATAGGCATCCGGTAGGTGTTTATGGTGATATGAGTAAGACTTCGTCGTATTGGACGGAAGACGAAATGCTCAGCTCACCTTTTTACAATGCAACAAACCGAGAAAAAATAACCCCGATCAGAGAAGATTGGAAATTATATTAGAATTATGGAAAAGACAATTGAAGAATGGTATCAAGATTTACCGCAATATGTGCGTGAAAAAGCAATTAAGAACGCTAGGACTCAAAATATGACTCCTACATTGGGATTAACGGTTGAAGATTTACAGAGTGCGTTAATTTGTGGTTTTTCATGGGGGAACTCACCAGAAGAACATGACTATTGGCAAGATCAACATAATAAGTTGTTTGGTGATTAAATAATTATTCGTATTATTGTACCGTTAGTTCTGACGAAAGTCATATTCGACACTAACCAGACATAAGGATATTAGCTTTTGATTAAGCAATTCAATATAGAAGGTTTACGAGGTCGAATACGTAAGCCTTTTTTTTATGGGCGATAATTGAATCTTAGTTATCGCCTATATCACACAGAACTTTCTGGTTACTCATACAGACAACAAGGCTAATAACTTGTACCTAATTTTGGCTCAGTGAGGGCGTGTTTAAGGAGGTGTATGAGCGATGATAGTAGGAATACTATTCTGTCTTCGTGACAGGCTGATGACGAGAGCGGCTCGATGGTCGAAGTAAGTCAGGGGTTCGTTAGTTGTCACTTCTATTATGTAGTAGTGGCTTATTAGCGAAGCTGTTTCTAAGAACAACTAATAATCAAAGTAAGTAACCATTATAGTAAGTAAGTAGTTAATTAATAATATAAGTTATGGAGTGGATAAGTATAGAAGACAGATTGCCGGAGTTTGGCACGGACGTATTGGTGTTTGACGAGGTGCCTAATATGGTATTATCGGCCATATTGAACGATGGTGTTTGGGTTGATACTTTTGATGAATTTGAGTTAGAGACTGTGACTCATTGGTCCGAATTACCAGAACCACCAAAAACGAAGTAAGCATGAAAAGTAAATACACAGTAATACCAGATAAGATCTTAACTGATATTCACGAAGTACAGACACTAGGATTAATAGTAATCTTATTATCCGGTAAGTATGATGATATAGAGAAGGAACGGCTTTCGTCGACTTTAGGAATGAGTAAAACGGCTTTCACGAAGTCCTGGAAGCAACTAACCGATTTAGGGTATATCGTCGAGTCTAACGAAGGCTACCAAGTTTTCGATACACCAGACCCATTATACAACCATACGAACAGCACGCAGGACTTATTCAACGAAGAACAACCAACTGAACAGATTGCTATTGTAAAAGACAATAGTCAAAACGATTTAAAAGAAGAATCTTTCAATAGGTTTTGGGACTTGTACGGAAAAAAGGGTACTAGAAAGAAGGCTTTATCTAAATGGATGAAACTGTCCAAACCACAAATCGATAAGTGTTTTGAGTTGGTAGGGCCTTACATTCTGTCCACTCCGGATAGACAATACCGTAAAGGATGTGAGTCATGGTTACACAATGAATGTTGGAATGACGAAGTTGATTTGCCGAAGGTTGACAAACGAACCGAAAGCCTAGGCAAAGGGTATAACCATATAATGGACCAAGTACGTAAAGCCGAAGAATCATGATATTAAAAAAGGGACATAGTTCAAAATACTTGCGAGACTATAAGGACGGTAAGATACCAATGGGCTTAGGCTTAGGTTGTGATCTGGATAAGAATTTAGTTTGGAAAGATTCACAGTTAAACATAATTCTAGGTCATGACAATGTTGGTAAAACCTATTTTATAGAATGGTACTTCTTAGCACTCGCCACTATACACGGAATGACGTTCACTTTGTTTATGGATGAGAATCATGCCGGGAAAGTATTCAGGGATTTAATTCAGATGTTAGCAGGCAAAGAGTTTAAGAAGATCGAAGACGATGAACTGGAATATTACGAAGCTATAATACATAGACACTTCAAGGTAGTTGATAATTCAAAAAGGTATAGCCCGGAAGAACTTTTGGAGTTGTTTAAAAAATCGAATACAGACAATTACTTAATTGACCCATACAATGCACTTAAAATGTCAATGACATACACGACTAATTATGAAGTACTGAATGAGTTCAAGATGTTCACCAAACAAACGAAGAAGACTATTTACATTAATACTCATCCAGCTACGGCAAGCGGTAGACGATCAGCAGGAACGTATAACCAAGATCACCAATTCGCAGGACACATAATGCCACCGGTTAAGGCCGACATTGAAGGCGGTAAACCCTTCGCTAACAAAGCAGATGATTTTATATTGATACATAGATTACTCAAGCACCCGGATATGTGGAAGTACACAATGTTAGAGGTCGACAAGATCAAAGATATGGACACAGGAGGCCGTCCAACTGTTATGGATTTACCTGTACTTTTGGATTATAACTTCGGCTTAGGCTTTAAAGTAAACGGTAAGGATGTGATCAAACGAACACGAATGCCTGTAAAACAAATTAAATCAGTTATTGACTTTTCTTCTGAAGATGAAAGGGGATTCTAAAAACCAGACTTATGATAGCGTATAAAAAACTAACGACCGTATTAAGTGATATATATTACGACGATGAACTCATTGGACACGTTGAGCGAATAGGAACGATGTACGCACTCGAAATACATTATATGACACTAAACCTACCTTTACAACATAAACGCCTTATAAAAGGCATTATTGAACGCCTAGATCAACGTCACAGAGACAGACAGTATAAAAAAATGGTAATGGCTTACAACCTTAGAAATAGTAAGATATACGGGAATAAATATGTGGAATTTTATATACTTGATTAAAATAAATCAAATCAATTGTTGTATATTAAAATATATATATTAAATTAGCAGTAACTTAAAAAATATACATCATGGAAACACCAAATCAATTACACTTAACAATCGAACAGTTGGAGGACATCGTTGATCAAGCGAAGTCTCTACGACATAAACACAAAGATCGTAGTCCAATCGTAAGAATCACGAAAACAGCTAGTAGGCAAGACCTGAGAAGCACCGACAAGATCGAACTAGATTTGTTGATGTCATCTTCAACAACCGAAAATCACGAAGGATGAGAGAGATAAAATTTAGAGCATGGGATGATAAAGAAATGTACTATAATCCATATATACCAAATCATGGTACTTGGGCGATGATTGATGAATCAATTAAAGATTGCCAAGACAATTACAAATCATTCATGCAATCCACTGGACTTAAGGATAAGAATGGTAAAGACATTTACGAAGGTGATATAATTAGCTTTCCCAGCGGAACTTCTACACGAATAGAAATCGAACATGACGGCCAGAAAATGGCAGCGTATAAGGAAAACCCCAATAAAATCGGATTAGTTTTATATCACAACGCAGGGTTTCAAGTCCATAACTCCAATGAGATTAAAGGAATTACAGGAGTTGGTTATTATGGTTGCTTAGGAACGACAAGACATTTAAAGTATACTTTCGAAATAGAAATAATCGGAAATATTCACGAAGACAAACACTTATTGGATGCCTAAAGCAACCACCGATCAGATCATTGCTTACAAAACATCTTTGGATAAGATATACAAACGAAACCTAGAGTTGAACATAGGCATGACGAAGAAACAAATCGAAAGGGACATTAAGTATAACGCACAATTTCCGTATGAGTCGACGAAGCATAAAGATGTGACCACGGAAGACATGATAAACTTAACAATCCACTGTGATTTGTATAGCGACCAATTCGGGTTGGATAACAACTTTCCACCGGATGAACAAGACGATCAAATTAATTTAAATATCGAATAATATGGAATGGCACAAAGAAGGTTATGACATTGACGAACAACAAATAAACAAAACAATTATGTCAGGAATTAAGACAGCAGCAATTACAACAGTAGGAACGGTAAGCGAACCATTTGGACAGTATCAAACCCTTTACCATGATTTAACACTGGATAATGGTGATAAGATAAACATCGGTAAAAAGGCTCTTCAGAAAGCAGGGTGGAATGTAACGTATCAAATAATAGGTGATTTGGGTCAACACGAATTCACAAAGGCCAAGTCTGTAAGCGCGCAGATTCAATCAACAGAACAGAGCCATGCATCTGCCCAACAACCACAAAAGACGACACAGGCTTACGTACCTCAAGCAGATCCACGACAAGAGTCAATAGAAAAACAAGTGTGTTTGAAGGAGGCTATTAACTACCATGCACACAACGGGTATATCACGGAAGAAAAGCACAAAGAAACATGCGACACTGCACGACTATTCTACGCGGAATTATTTAACAATTCAATATCCTAAGTCATGATAGAATCACAACATAACGACGTGCTAGAGTATGAATACAATGTTGTATTACCCATATACGAATTGAAAGATCAAATCATTAAACGATCAATACTGTTAACGGTTTTTTCATGTACAATGAATACTTGGAATGATATGACACAGAGATATTCAGATTCCAAGATACTTCGGAAAGGTATGTGCATCACGTTCGAAGGTAAAGAAAGTGACTTTGATAATTTATTAGATCAACTTTATGCGGATGAATCCAATATGAAAGTGATCGGAATTTACGAAAACAATTAGCCATGGATTACGACTTAGCAAAACGAATCAACAGTAAGTTCATACTTAAATGCACTAACAGCACAGGTGATAAACAGCTTATCGGTGCTGGACAGCTTCATAAGTTCATCGGTATGGGTGGATCAGAAGTCGCGAAGGACATATATGTTGATGCACTACAACGAGAAGGAGACAATTTCGAAATAGAGTTGAAACGAGGTATAACTATTCGATTCAATAAACGACAAACCAAATAGTCATGAAAAAATTAGAATTAAAACACTTAGCACCTTACTTGCTTTATGGGTTGAAATTACAGTGGATAGATTTGAACGAGGTTGTAATGAGTGCTGATACCATTCAAGTTGCGATCAATCAAAACATTAAGCCAATCTTACGGCATTTGTCGGATCTTCCAAAACATACTGATACAAATTCAGATTATGTCTATTTCTTTGGTGAGATAAATGGAATAGATGGAATGGGGCAAGCAGAGGCAATTGCCAGAGGTATTATATCAATTAGAGAGCTAGATTATGGCACTGTAGGTTGTTTGTTAGAACATCATTACGATGTATTCGGACTAATCGACAAAGGACTAGCAATTGATATTAACACTTTAACCAAATAATATGGCGAAGACGAAAACAATAGGTAAAGGCGAGAGGGCTGCACGAAAAAAGCTACAGACTTATGTTTACAAATACTTAGAACGAGGCGGTTCAATACTACAGATAGCCAACGGGTCTAACGTTCATTCACAGACGATAGTTAGATTCCTTGAAAAAGAATCAATACTTCGACTCGATAAGTGGGACGACATTGTAAAATTCATGGATAAAAACCCAATCAAATGAAACAGTACTGGAACTTCCTGATGGCTTTGGCATGGTGTACGGTGTTACTATTCATTATATTCTGGTCGTTAATGACATGGTCAGAGTCGAATAAAACGAAGCCCGACACTAGGGAAACAATTACCAAGGACAACGCAAGCCGTCTAAATTATTAAGTAACCTAATCCCTGCATCGTTTGGTGTGGGGATTTTTAATTACCACTATGAAAGAACCCAAACTAAAAGACTGCGCCAACGAGTCATGCGATAATCAATTCCAACAATTTAAAAGCACTGTGAAGGTATGTTCAATGCATTGCGCTATAGAATTCGCGAAAAAGAAAAGCCAAGACGATCAAATCAAACAGGCTAAACGGGACAAGAGTAAACACAAGGTCGACGAAATGTCCGTAGATAAATACCGATCAACATACATACAACCACTCATCAACCTGCTTGCACGAATCATTGATAAAGGCCAACCATGTATCGCATCAAAAGTAACGAAAGGAAAGATGGCAGGAGGACATTACCACGCAGTAGGACACAACAGAACACTAGCTCTTAACCTTCACAACGTACACATCCAATCATATCACTCAAACGGACCCCAGGGAGGCCAACACATTAAGTATCGCCACGGGTTAATCGATGTGTACGGAGATCAGTACACGAACTTCGTGGATATGTACATCATGCAATGTCCACCACTACACTTGACGAAAGAAGACCTTGTAAACGTTAAACCTATTCTTCAAAAGATGGTCAACCACTATAAGAAGCTTGATAAGGAATATACACCGTTAGAACGTATAGAATTACGTAACAAACTCAACATTGAATTGCGTATTTATCCGGAAGAATTCGCGAAGTATAAAAAATAATTAACCTAACATTTGTTTATATTAAAATATATTACTTATATTGCAGTAACTTAAAAAATTATACATCATGAACGAATCAACAATTAAAGTGTGGCAATGCTTCAGTACCCACAAAGTCGACGGAAAGCCAGTAAACAGAAATGTGGGTGAACCATTCAAAGGAACGAAACAACAATCACAGGCATGGATTAACTTGATGTACGACGTAACAGCAGTAGCCTGTAAAGAGGCTGACATAATGGAACTGTCGAAGATAAAATTCCACGAAACACAGATGTCCGGAGTAACCGCAATGGTAAAAGGTAATGGAAAGATAATTGGAATGGTGTCCAAACCAAACGGAAGCTACATGCTGCAAGAAGGAGTATACGATAGTGAGCCATCCGAAGTAGATCACGAAGACTTACAAGAATTAGGGTTTAACGAGACCCAAAAGTAACACTACCGTACGCCTATTTATTACACCTGAATACGTTTAATTAAAACAAAAACCACGATCATGAATAAGACGAACCAACTAATAGACACTTTCTTTAATCAGTTCATATCAAACGAAGAAACACCAGAGAATGAATATAATCCTAAAGTTAAAGTTCTATCAACAGTATACCCAGGAGACTGTAAACGAATGAGCTTAAACGGAGACACTGAATGGTACGGACTACAAGAAGAGTCAATAACATATAGCAGTATAGCAAGCAGTACACACCAGCCATTTGGGCTAAGATAAAACGTTCAAATACTTAACACATGACCAAAAGAGAAACAGTAAAAGAATTGTGGATGGCAAACACATCAAACGAGATTGCAGTTATCCTTAATAAACACACTCGTAAAGAAATCAAAAGAGTACTTGATAATATTTCTGAATATGTACCAGAAGACATTTTATCACAGATTCACGTTACAGAAAAACTTTAATTAAAAAATACAGATATGGAAGCAATAAACAGCACACATATTATCAAAGTCGATTGGATTGACGCAACAAAAAACGAAGTCATTGCAGTATTGCCTTTTTTATATGAAGGAGAAAAAACAATGAGAATTGGAGATAAACAATATTCCTCATTAAAAAGAGAAGACCATATACACGATGGTAAAGGAGTAATTAGGAAACTGTTCGTTGATAAGAAGCGTTCAAAATAATGTTAATTATTATGAAAGCACAAGACCTAGTAGACTCATGGAAGAAACAAAAGTATTACATTTTAAAACGTGGATACTTTTACCGACCAGACGCAAAAGGATATACTGGTGAAAAATCGGAAGCTGGTCAATTCACTTATGATGAAATGAAATCTCACTTAGACCATTGCGACGAATTAACATCCTTGCCAATAAATTAAACATTAAGATAATTGATATGGGATATTTCACCAAACGACAAGAGAAAATTAAAAGGGCTTACTTGGAAGGCAAGAAGGCACGGGAAGAATCAAACAAACGTTAGTTATGAAAAGAGATAAAGATTGTACAGATTGTAATGGGTCTGGATATGCAAATATTGGCGGGAATATAATTCCTTGCAATTGTGAATTAATTAAAATCAAACTTTCGTCTAAGGACGAGACAAAATAGAAGTTATGCAGAAAAGAAAACTTGAAGAACTTAAAGCGGATTTACATGATTGTGAAGCGCTTTGGTCAAAACATAGTTGTGATTGTCTATCATTTGAAATGGATTCATTGCAAAAAGAAATCAAAGAACTAGAAAGATGTAGAATTTATATGAACCGATTTAAAAGATACGATTTTTAAAAACCTTCAAAAGATTAGCACTATGAGAGTACCAGAGATATTAGGCGTAGAAGTAATAACACCAGATGGTAGAGGTAGTATACTATCCTTACATAACGGTAGAGTTATAATATGCTTACATAAAATAGAACGCAATCAGGTGATGAAAGGAAGCTCTAGAGAGTTTGGTGAAATGCATTACGCATATAAATATGAAGATGTTGAAATAATAAAAGGGCAATATTGTTTCAATGACGAAAGAATATCTAGCCAATACGAACACATTAAACCTTCGTCTACGGGCGAGTAAAAATAAATAAAATGAAATACAAGCATTATATATCAATTGTTTTTGTAGGGTTAAACGGTGAGGCGTTCTACTCATCATTCGAAACAACAAGTAAAATACCATCTGATTCTGAATTAAGGGATTGCATTCTACAAATCATGCAAGAATCACCAAAAATGAAGGACGGAGATGATTACCGCTTTGGAATTAACAGCATAGCAACTGTTACACTTTAACTTTGATTTACCATGAGAGATTATACAATATGTTACAGACCAATATGGGGACAAATGACAAGGTACTTTAAAAGAGTAAGGGCATCATCTGAAAGACATGCAGAAGTAAAATTTTACGGAACAAAAGAAGCAGACAATTGCCAAGAGATATTATTTATAGAACAACGTTAAACCTTCGAAATAATGAGACACGGCAGTTTATTTACAGGTATAGGAGGAAATGACCTAGCAGCAGAATGGATGGGATGGGATAATATATTCCAAGTTGAGAAAGACATTGCTTGCCAAAAATTATTAAAAAAACGATTCCCAAATACAGAACTACATGGAGACATCAAAGAATTTAAACCGGAACAAGGATCTGTTGATATTATCACAGGTGGATTCCCTTGCCAACCATTTAGTCAAGCCGGAAAGCGAAGAAGCAAAGAAGATGACCGTTACCTCTGGCCGGAAATGTTACGAGTTATTCAAGAAGCAAAGCCAAAGTTCGTTGTTGCTGAAAACGTTACTAACATCGACGGGATGGCACTCAAAGAGGTGCTTAATGACTTGGAAGACGAAGGTTATGAAACGCTCCCACCGCTTGAAATTGAAGCTGCAAGTGTCGGTGCGTTCCACAGAAGAAATAGAGTTTGGATCATCGCCATTAAAGAAGACCCACTCGATACCAACACCAACAGCATCGGATCACATAGAGAGGGTGTCGACCAGCAAGGAAGTGTTGAATTTCAACACGAACAAATCAGTCTCCCTGGATCGTTGGTTTCGCCATCGATACAACAGGGAGTTGACCCCAGAGTTTTCAGAAACTCTAATGGGTTATCCAGCCGGGTGGACAGACTTAAACAAATAGGAAATGCAATATGTCCTCAGATAGCCTTTGAGATTTTTAAAGCTATAGAGTGTACACAAAACCCTTCCAAAAATTGACATAATGGATATAGAAGAATTTAAAAAGCAATACGAAGAGAATAACCCTGCACCAAAATGGAATAAGAAAGAATGTGGTGAGGGTTGTAATTGCATTGACATTGCAGAATTTAATAATGGAGGTGAGCCAGTGAAAAACTATCCTTGCAAAAGTCCACATACACCATTTGATAAAGATTAAACGTTCGGTTAATCCCGACTAAAAATAAGAAGATGAAAAAATTACTATTTATACTAATGATAGTACCATACATGAGCTATTCGCAATGCGCGTGTGCTTGTTATGATCCTAATGATGTAACTGACTGTACGGAGAGCAATTGCAGCCAGCTAAACTTTACCAACTGTATTAATTCAGGATTGATATGGTTCCAAGGAGCGGTAAACGTACCCCAGGGAATGTGTGCATGTGAGTATTTACAAGGTATAGAATTACCAGTTGAACTAATTTCGTTTGATGGTGATTGTAACAGGTTGTACTGGGAAACTATATCAGAACATAACGCTTCACATTTCGCTATACAGTCCAGTACAGACGGAAAGGATTGGGAAGTATTAGGTGATGTCATGTGTAATAATAGCGAGTATGGAGGCAGCTATTCGTTGAAACTTGAAAACAACGGGAAAGAAATCACATACTACAGATTAGCACAATACGACTTTAACGGAGACAGCGCATTGTACCCGGCCATTTCCATACAATGTGATAAACCAGCAATAGAGATAGCTGTATATGACATGCTAGGTAGATATATAGGTGATTCAATACCCACGAACAAAACAGGGATTGTTATCATTAAGTATCTGGATGGTAGTATAAGTAGGAGATATTTAAATCCACTATATTAAACGGAAACAACAGCAGCTTAACGGCTGATTTTTTTGTATTGCATATAAATTTGTAATTTAGTGATATGAAAAAACTATTATCAATCGCCTTGTTAATTATTATAGTGTCAAGTTCTTGCGAAAAAGCAACCATTACAAATACACCGGTCCCTTCACCTCAAAACGGCTGGGTTGATAGTTTAGAGGGTGTATGGTACAATCAATTAAACGACTCGATTATATTTACCTATCATCAATCATTCTTTACGGACGCGTCGGGATCAACGGAACATTGGGAGTTAGAAGAAATGTATATAGGAACTGGTAACAGTTTCGACCAGGATAACGACGGCCTATTATCATTCGCGATATCCACAGACACTAACTACTTTTCCGGGATAGACATATCAAACTATGTAAACAAGTATTACCAGATACAAAACGATACACTAAGATTAAGCGACACCCCAGATTTATTAACCCCAATTATATTCACTAGGTAGAGATTATGGAAGACTGGATAACGAAAATAGCAAACAAACATGACTACTGGGTAAGGATAATTAACTCTTATGGCGAGTCGTTATATGCTGAAGACATTGTTCAAGAACTGTATATAAGATTATATAAGTACGCCACAGAGGATAAAGTTTTAATTGATGGTGAGGTAAATTACAGTTACGTTTCCTTCGTATTACGCAATCTATTCTATGACTACTGCAAGAAAAAGAAACAGGTTGAGCTAGTACGTATTGGTGAAGGGTATAATACCCCTGCAAACAAAGAGTATTCATATATGGAGCAAACACAGGCCGACGAAGCTATATTAAGAATAAACGATAAGATAAACAACCACATTAAAAAATGGCATTGGTACGACGGTCATCTATACGACTTACACATAAACAAAGGAATGTCCATGCGTTCAATCTCACGAGGCGCTGGTATAAGCCTTAAGAATATATGTGAAACCATGAAGCGATGCAGAAAGGATATGGAACAATTCATGTCCGACGAAGTACAACAAGACATTGACAATTATAAAGAGGGTAACTACGAATTAGTATAAAACAAACAACATGACAGATCAAAGATTAAAAGATTTCAAAGGGGATAAACGCTCCAAAGAATACAAGGCATTAAAGGAACTTGTTGCATCCGAACAAGTAAACGCGAAAACTATCAATGCTGTTACGGACATACAGACTGAAGACGATTCTATATTATCTCCAAGCGTAGAAATTACAACAGAAGTTAAAACACAAGAGGAACTAACAGAGATACACTCTAATCAATCTTCAGGCGTTGGCGATACAGTTGAGAAGGTATTAGAGAAGACAGGCGTTAAAAAGCTTGTTAAGTGGTTGTCCGGTGGCGAAGATTGTGGATGCGACGAAAGAAAAGAAAAGCTAAACAAGATGTTCCCTTACAGGAAGCCACTATGCTTAACGGAGCAAGAACACGAATACCTATCCAGATTCTTCGGAAGACAAAACCAGTTCGAAGTAACACAGTCCCAACAGTTAGGAATACTTAAGATATACAATAGGGTCCTACGACACGACCGACAGCCTTCGAATTGCCCAAGCTGTTTACGACAGATAGTTGCGGATCTCACGAACATATACGATACTTACCAGGACGATGAGAAAGCTTAAAAACGAAAGAAGAGTAAAAGGAATATGCTTATGTGTGTTCCTTGCTTTAGTAACAGTGATAACCTATGTTATACAATAAGAAAATAAACCTGAGTTATGGAGATACAAGAAATAATATTTTTAATAAAGTTTTACGAAGAAAAGCTGTCATTACATACGGGAGGGTGTATGAATGAAGAATTGAGCTATGCGAATAATATCGTTCCTAAACTAAATAAAAAACTAACAGAGATGACCGACAACTTAATAAAACCTTCCAAACAGTAACATTGAATAATCATTAATGAATTTATTTGATTATGGAGAAAGAAGATAAAAGAAAGAATAACGGAGGCAACAAGAACGCTGGGCGTAAACCTAAGAGCGAAGAACAGATGTTAGCAGAGAAACTATCACCCTTTGAAGAAGATGCGTTAGAAGCTCTTAAAATAGCTGTAAAAGATAAGAAGCCCTGGGCTATTAAAATGTTCTTCGAATACATGTATGGTAAACCACATCAAACGATACAACAAGATAATACGCATAGCTTTGATAAAATAGATATGAACGATTGGAAATAATACAGTTATGGAATCAAACGAATTACGGATTGGAAATTACATTAAGCATACTGAATCAAATAGAGTTGGTGCGGTTACCGGCTTACAAGAAAACATAATTGATTGTACGAATGGATTTGATGGCTCATTATATTCTGAACCAATCCCATTAACCGAAGAATGGTTATTGAAGTTTGGATTTGAAAAGAAAACTGAATTATTAGGATTTGGCTCTGTAGAGTCTACATTCTACGAATTGAACAACGACAGAATTTATTTGCTTCGCAAAGGGTTTGAATATGAACGAACACCAACCTTGAAATCAAACGAAAGATTTAATTTATGTAAGGTATATAATTATGTACACCAACTACAAAACTTATACTTCGCATTGAAAGGCGAAGAACTAGAATGCAGATAACTAAGCCACATCTAACAAGCTACCAAAAGAAGATCCTGTTCTCGAAGGCACGGTTCACGATAACTGAAGCCGGCACGAAGACGGGTAAAACACACTCGCACATCCTTTGGCTGTTTGGTAAGGCTCACGAATACGAAGTAGCATTAGGATTTAATTACTGGTGGGTAGCTCCCGTATATTCTCAATCAAAGATTGCCTTCAACCGATTAAGATTAAACCTAGTAAGATACGGAGTCTACAGATTCAACGAAACATCATTAATAATCTATTGTCCTAACGGAGCAGAGATACACTTTAAGACAGCAGACAAACCAGATAACTTATACGGGGAAGATGTACACGCAGCAGTGTTCGACGAAGCAAGCAGAGCCAAAGAACATGCATGGACAGCACTATACTCCACACTAGCAGCAACCAAAGCACCATGTAAACTAATAGGAAACTTCAAAGGCATATCGAATTGGGTCCACAAGCTTAAGGAGTTAATGAAGAACGATCCTAACTGGGATTACTTCAAAGTAACATGTTGGGATGCGGTCGACGAAGGCATACTTGAACTGGACATTGTACTACAAGCACAGAAAACAATGCACCCTAGAATGTTCAGTGAACTATGGGAAGCAGAACCAACGGAAGACGAAGGCCAATTAATAAACAACGAAAGCATAGTAAAGCTATTCAGTAACACTCACATAGAAGAAGGGGCCAAATACATCACAGCGGATATCGCACGTATGGGAAGGGACAAGACAGTTATCTATCTATGGGACGGCCTAAGAGTTATCGAAGTTATTGAGATGGATGTGTCGAAGGTTACGGAGTCAGCAGCAGCAATAAAGAAGCTACAGGATGAACACAATGTAAATACCAGTAATATCATAGTCGACGAAGACGGAGTAGGAGGAGGAGTAGTAGACATACTTGGATGCATAGGATTCGTAAACAACTCAACACCGATCAAGATCGAAGGGAAGAAGGAAAACTTCGTTAACCTCAAAGTACAATGTTACTGGAAGCTTGCCCAGGTAATAAACAGGAACGAAATCTATGTTGACTGTGATCCGACTCAAGGACGAATGTTAACGGAGGAACTAGAGTGGGTAAGGCTTCCGAAGGAGATAGACGCACAGAAGATTAACATATTAAGCAAAGATGAGATTAAGAAGAACATAGGACGTTCACCTGATTACTCAGATGCTTTAATGATGCGTATGTACTTTATGGTTGACCCACATCGAGGGCAGTTGTATGTGTACATGTAAAAACGAGTCTCCACCGTGTGCAGTAAGTTGCCACGATGTTTGATTATCAGTAAGTTAAAAAATGACTATATTAGCAGTAACTTAAAAATATATACATTATGCCGAAAATATCAGAACTGGAAGTAGTAGACTTTAACAAGGACATGATAGATCACTGCTTTTACGTACAGGACATGAACACTCCAAACATTACGAACGTTCCTTTATCTAAAGTCTTTGAGTATATTAAAGAGTCTGCGATGCAGGACGAAGGACTAACGGTAGAATTAAGAGATGACAAAATGTTCTTCATTAAGGGCAAACAATAACTATATGAATCAATACGACATAGACCCCGAAGTAGAAAGAAAGTCAGCAGGACTAGGCTGTTTATTGTTAATAGTCAGTGGCATTGCGATAGTGTTCGTGATTAGCTTATTATTAACAATAAACAGCCTAGTCCT